TGATTTTGCTGAATGCTCTGACCCATCTACTGCATCAGCTTCGACTGCCCAAGACTTAGCTGAGCCTGACCCTGCTGTATCTGTTACGCCAGTACCACCAATCGCCCATGCTTTAGATGAATAGTTAGAACTTTCAACGGCACCATCTACTTTATTCGCATAATTTTGTGCCAGGGTAGCATTAGTTCCAGCACTTGATACGGCACTTGATATTCCAGCAACTGTAGATACAGCACTAGATATACCAGCCACAGTCGTAACATTAGAAGCTATCCCAGCTACAGTCGTAACATTGCTTGCTACTCCAGCAACACTTGTAACATTAGAAGAAATACCAGCTACAGTTGTGATACTAGATGAAATACTAGTTAATGAAGTTGCATCACTTACAGAAAATGTAGCTTCAGGATTACCAGTAGAAGAATTAAAACCAAGTAACTTTCCTAACCTGGTAGCTTTTACCGGCAAGGTCATATCTGCACCGGATACAGTATCATGCTCGGCAAGTCTTAGTGATCTATTAAGCTCTTCATTGGTTTGCTGGTGAACAAACATATTTGTATCAAAGTCATCTTCAAGACTTGCTGATGTTAGCTGACCACCGGATGTATAAACTGATGTCCTGGATAAAGGAATAGATCCTAATAATGTAATAGTTTGTGAGCTAGTAGGGAAGTTACCACTAGTAAAAGATACTGTGCCGGCTCCAGTTCCTGAATTTAATGATACTGTATAATGTGAGCTTTCAGTTTTAACTGTAGTATCTACATAAACTTTTATTTGATTTGTTGCATTAACTTGGAAAGCAAAGGCAAATGGACCAGCAGTACCATCACCGGTGAACTGTACTCTTCTTACTGAAGTTTGATCTGTTACATTATATGTTGCCATTCTAGATTACCTCTCTAGGTTTTATACACTAATTATTTTCACTCGACAATATCTTTAATCTATCGTCTGTATCTAACATTATTTTCATTGCAGAAGTTCTAGCATCACCAAGTACATTATTTAACATTTTAAATTTTTCTTCATCATCAATTTCAAGCTTATATGCTTCACTATTAATTGTGCTGTTTAATGCTGGTAACAATGCCTTAGTAGCATCATACCCAGGATCACCACTAGCTAAACTATACTTTGAATTTATTCTGTTAGAATTATTTACCAGGTTTACAAATTTATTAAATTGTAATGCCGACAACTCTACACCATTATATTTTTTTCTATGCGAACTAAATACATGCCCTTTTTCAGACAACCTTATTAGCTCTTTATCTAGTGATGTATAACCACCATCTTGAATTTTAAAAGGGCTAATAAATTCATACAGCTTACCATTACCTTGCGTTTTAATGTTTCCCCAAAAGTCTAGTGCTGGTGGTAATTCATTATTGTATTTTGGATTACCTGACTTAGCTCTATTGAGAGCCATATAAAAACCTTTCATGGCTTCAGGAAAATAAAACGTATTAGCATCATCAATCTGATCAGCACTTAACATAGTATTATTAGCCATAGGATTACTTATTCTTTCCATAGTCCTAGTAAATGAACTGGCTCCAGGTAACTCAAAGCTTTCAGGAAGATATGTATTTAATTCACTTGTTGCTGTCATAGCAACGTCACCAGCTATCCCGGATAATGTCTTTTGCATTCTTGTAAAAAAATCATCTTTACTTCCATATGGATTGCCAGCCATCTTAAAGATATCAGATACACCTTGAAGGAATGGTAAATTCATTGCGTATTCAGCTATAGCTAGAGAGCCGGCTTTAGCTAAATTTTCCATCACACTCGCATTGTCTTCTTGTTTAGAATAGTAAGAATAGTCAGATGCCATAGCTAATATTCCTGACAAAGGATCTAATCTACTAAATGTAATATATTTATATTCGCCATTATCTTGTTTAAATCCAATAGAGTAGGGTGGTATATTTGCTGACCTCATATAACGTCTAGCTTTCCAATCGCTTGGTCCTGATCCATTAACAATTATGTTATCTCCAAAAGTACCATTAGCTAACATGACCATACCCATAAACAATCCATTGCCCATAACAAGCTTAGATAGTGCTTTGTCAAACTCTTGCCCTGATATTTTACCAGCACCAAATGGATCAATGCCTTGCATATTGTCAGGCAAATTTTGTTTAAGTGCTTTGTAAATAGGTGAATAATTAAAAGTTCTGTCAAACACTTGTTTTACAATATTTGTAGGTGTTTTAGAAAATGGTATAATTGTTTTCATCAATGGGTGGGCATTAGCCATTGTTACTAAAGAGGACCAAGCACCTTTGGGATCATCTTGAAACGTCATAATCTTAGCTTCGGCTGTCATCTTTTCCACAATGTCTGCTGGTGGCTCTAATATAATTTCTGAATATTTTGCTTCAGCCATTTGTTTTGCTTCTGCTTTATCAACCCCACCTCTTAAAGCTTCTTCGTAGGTCATCATTTGTCTTCTATAAGCTTCTCTATATAAAACTTTACGTTTAGATATCACTTTAAAAAATTCATCTTCTGAAGCAAGAAATCTTCCTGGCAATCTAGTTGTTACTCCAATCATGTTTACAAGCATAGCACCATAATCACCTTTATTAGCCATCTCCATTATGTGAGCCATATTGTCAGTAGATCCTATAGATGTTTTTCTTCTAAGATCAATCTTGGATGCAAAGTCACCAGCTTGTCCGGTAACACCTAATGATAAACCCATAGATTTAAAAGCATCACCTAGAGCCATAGTAGCACCATAAGCTTCAGCATTCATTTCACCCATGTAAACACGATCACCAATTTTACCTCTTGTGCCACCTAGTGTTCTTACATTACCAATAAATCCAGCCATGCCCGTTTCTAAAAGCGTGGAACCTTGAAATATAGCATTACCAGCAATATTAACCATATGCGTAACCGGTGACGATAGTAGGGCATTAATGTATATTTCCATAGCTACGTCATAGCCCTTGGCTAGAAAACCTCTTTCTGTATACATAGCTCGACCAGTACTCGGTAAAGTTAAAAATGCCTGGGCATGATAATCAATCATATTTTCATCTAAGTTTTGCACAACTTCATCTATTTGAGATGTATACTCTGTTAGATTGATATTATTTAATTTAGCTACGTTAGATATAACGGCTAGACCTCTACCATACTCAGAAACATTCGCAGACACTTGAGCAGATAAATTAGACTGAACAGTAGCTATTACCTTTAGCTCTCTAAATATTTGTAACTTTTCACCTTCATCTGATGATTTAGTAATTGCTAGAGCTTTGTCTTCTATTTCCTTACCGAGCTTTAACATCATAATTAATCCACCTATAACATGTTCCGGTGGTTCGACTGTACCTGGTTTTTTATTAAGTAATTTATAAGCAATCTTGCTAAAGCCAGTTTTCTCAGCAATAGCAACCATACCTTCAATAGTCTGTTTAGGTCTTCTTAAATGTGCAAATAAAGCTTTATTATTGTTTTTAATATTAACAAGCATAGTTTGTAGATCTAATACTTGATCTTCTCCCTCTTGTTTAAATATCAAACCAATTCTATTTAGGTTCAGCCCAGGACCTTGATATCCACTATCTTCTAAGACTTTGTTTAGAGCTTTTACACCTTCGTCATCCATACCTTTTATAACTAAATCACCACTAGCCGTTTCGGTAATATCACTATCAGGCATTGTTTCTTTATGTATCTTCTGCTGTTCTACATCTAGCTTGTTAAGTATCTCTACACCTTTGCCAAGTATATTAACCATCATTAGCTCCTAATTCTTTTAAAGATTGTGTTTGAATTTTTTGAGCATCATCGTATTCTTTGAATAAAGGCAGATCATCTATATTAGCACCACCAAAATAGTTTTTATCGTGTACAAATAAAACCAGGTCAGGCTCACCTTTGTTATACTTAGCAAATGTTTCTTTGCTCCATCCTTCAGGAGCATACGCATCATTCCATTTTACCCTGGCAACCGGTTTCATTCCTACTGTTTCGTAAACCTTTGGTAAATATGTCCGAAATGCATCTAGCTTTTTTCCACCTTGATCTATTGCTAATTGTAACATTGAATAAGCTGAACCGGAAGGAGCATCTATTGGATTAAAAACACCAACAATATCGCCATCAGGTTTTATGGCAAAACCACCACCATGCTCAGTTCTAAATAATTTAGCATCTAGTAAATCTTCAGGGTTTTGAATTGTTACTTGCAAGCCCATTTTGTGTTTTGACATAGCATTAGCCATATCACTACTAAATAGTTCGGCAGATGTTTCTGAATTTACTTGGGTAATTTTTGGTACTGTTAAGCCAGCTTCAGTATATTTTGCAACTGTTTCAGGATTAGGCTCAAATGTTAGTAGCCCATTTCCCTCATTTGATCCAGGACTTCCTCTTCTGTAAGGTCCGGATTGTCCTTCATTACTTCCTGGGCTATTGATTGCCTGAAGCCGGTTGTCTGTGACAGCTTGTTGTCCTTCGCTTCGTCTGCCTGAAAGGGGGTCTGAACCTGGCTTAGACCCATCAAAGCTTCCCTTAATGTTTGGTTTTGCGTTTGATAATCGTCTTGCTGTGTCATCGAGTTTTCGTCTGTCAATTCCTTCTCGCTCATACCAGGGTATCTCCTTATTTTCTGTTACTTTAAACCCTTTTGGAATTATACCATTTTTTGGATTTTTAATAAAGCTTTCAAATTCTTTCTGACGAGTTGGTGTCATAAACACAGTTGAGCCATCAGATAATGGGTATTCGTAAAAGGTACCATCTTGTGTTTTTATGTATTTTGCACCTGATGAAAATGTTCCAGGTTTACCTTCTGTAACTGATAATCCAAGGTATTGTTGATCTGCTACACCTTTAAGAGTGGAATGCGAAACAACTTGCTCACCTTCAATAACCCAGTTTTCCCAATGCCATCTTCCTAGTGTTGCATCTTGAGGTCTTCCTAAAATATCATATGTTTCTTTAATATTATTTCTTAATCCATCTTCTAAGGCTTCTGTGGTCAACAAACCTCTTGGACCTCTCATAATATTAACTAAACCTTCTTTAACAGTTGTACCTTCTTTTCTTATCCCATCGTATATGTTGTCACCTTTAAATGTGCCATCATCCCATAAATGTCTGCCTTGTATTCTATCCATAACTAAAACGTCATCACGACCAGCAACAAGCAGAATAAAACTAACAACTTTGTTATCTATGCCAGCACCTTCAGTTAAATTTAAAAATTCTCGTCTTATTTGTTTAGCTGGTACATTCGGGTCTTTCATCATGTCATGCAATGTTTGTAAAACTGTTTTATTTGAACCTGGAACCTTTTTGCCTAATTCAAATAACATCTGACCCGTTGCGTTAACATTTTGTGTTACTTGCTTACCTGGCGATCCTTCAGGCAATAATTTATTTATAGTTTTTTCCCAGGTTGCCTGATCTTGTTTTGTAAATGTTCCATTAACAGCTTTATCTATTAATGGTCTTGCACCAGCTATAATATCAATAAATGCACTTTCTTGTTGTACTGGTCCAGCACCTCTTGAAAGTATGCCCCATATAAATAAATCAGCCGTAATTCTTGAATCTACGTTTTCTGCTTTATACATTGTTCTTATTTTATCAACGTATCCAAATCCTTCATCAACTCCAGCTTTCATATCAGGTGTAAGTTTTTTTAGCTTCTCAGCCATAAGCTTTGGATTGTTTGCATATTTAATTGCTTGTAATGGTGGAACGGGCAAAAAGTCACCACCCATTGTTTCGTTCTGAAACTTTAACCAATTTTCATTTGTCTTTAATGCTTCAGGGTTATTTTCTAAGGCTGTGTCAATATTAGCAAAGTTTGCTTTTTTATTGGATGCTATAAAAGTTTGTGTCACCGGTGATATTACATTTGCCGGATTATTATTTTTTACTAATAAAGGTGAGGGCATTTTATTAGCCCTTGTTCCTTCAGGTGCAAACTCTAATTTAGGTGCAAGTTTAGATAATCCCTTATCAATAGCAGTATCAATTTCACCACCACCCATAGATGATAGGGTAGTTGTACCAGCATTTGCATCTAGTCTGTTTTGTGCATTTGTACCTATTTTTTGGAACTGAGATTTAACACCACTTTTTAAGCTTTTGAGCATAGGGCTGTTCTTTGCATATTTTAACAACAACCCTAAACCTTCAGCTACACCTTCACCAATAACACCAGCTTCTGTAAATAATAGGGGAGCTTTTTGTAATTTCTGCAACAAATAAGGAAGATCTTCATTAGCTTCAAGTGTTTCTAGTATAGCTTTACCAGCTTCAGTATCGCCTGATATCAGGGTGATAGCTGTTTCCAACAATCCTTTATCTTTTGCCGGAATGACTAAGGCTTCAGTTGTTCCATAACCAAGAACATTGGTAAGGAAACGGCTACCTAAGTTTGCACCTTGTAATCCTTTAGTTGCCAATGCACCAGGAGCAATGATCTGTGTTCCAACTTCTCCAATCATCCCACCGATTTCTTGTGCTGTACCATCATATTTTATTAATTCATTGATAGCTGTATTAGCTGTATCTAAACCAGGTATATTTTCATTCATCCAAGGAACAGCAGTTTCTGAAAACCATTGACCAGTAAATGTATCCATTATTTCTGTGCCAGCTATAGAAGCTCCTTTTGGCATACCTTTAACAACACCAGTTGCAAAATCTCCTACAGTATCAACAACGTCACCGGCTGTATCTACAACGTCTTCAAATATAGATGTAGGCATATTAATCTTAGACGTTTTACCATCCCAGGACTGCTCATATTCTGAACCACTTGACCTAATATTATTGGACAGTAAAATCTCTCTATATACGTCTATCTCTTTATCTGCCATTACTGTAACCTACTGCTTGCTAAAATGTTTGTAAGCCCTTGAATATCTGAATCAATAATTGATTCGTTTCTGTAATCTTTTACTCTTAGTTTTTTGGCATCATCGTTATCAGGTTGCATAAGCAATAGCATGTTCTTAACTTTTAAGAACTCTGACCTAGTATAATTTTTTTGGATACCTTTGTTTGGATAAGCTTCTTGAAATCTATCAATAATAGCTTTGGCTGAAAACAATTTGCCTTCATATACTTTGACTTGTATAGCTTCACTTTCATTAGCAAACACAGCCCTGGCAATAGCGATAGCATCAAAGTCTTTAGTTTCTTTTTTGGCTTTCAGTAAAGCTTCCTCAACCCTACCTTTAATTCTTCTATACACTTGCATCTTCTCAAAATTAGGATCTTGCTCACCAACTATTTCTGCTTCAGGACTAAATCCAAGCTCACCAGCTATAATACTCATTGCTGTTTTAGTTTCTGCATTCTCGTTTGCTTCAACTTTACCGGCTAAGTCATTGTAATCTTTAGACGATAATGAGCCATGATATTTGGCTAGTTCACCGAAACTTAAATTATCTGTTGATACTTTTTTAATTAAATCTGCTTTGACCTTGGAATCACTTACAGTTCTGAGACCACCACTTTGATCAAACTTGATTTTGTAATCTGCATATTTATCAGGGGCTAATGCTTCTAACTCTAAAAGCTTGTCTTTTAAATTGTCTTTAGCACCAAATGCTAATTGCTTAGAAAGGTCAACTTCTAGTTCAGCTATTTTATTATCTGCATCACCATCCTTTTTATCTTGAATAGTATTCTCAAAGTTTATTTGTGCATTCTTTTCTGTTCTAATAGCTTTAGCTACATCTAATCTTTCCTTGTCACTCATCCCATTTAAAATGGCATCAATTTTAATATTACCGGTTTTTTTGTTTAATTGTATTTTCATAGCTATGTCAGATGACGTTTCTGTTTCTAATGCTGTGCTAACTATAGTGCTTGTTCTCACCTCTAACCATTTATCATCCCAATCTTTTAAAGCACTTTCCATCATAGTCTTGGTGTATTTAGCTTTAGAAGCTTTGTAGATGTAATCGTATTTTTTACTAATACCAAAACCTGGAGCTTTTTTTAATTCATCTTTGTTTCTAGCTTTTTCATTTAACAGCTTTCCATTTTGATATAGACCAGCACCATAGATCTTAGCTGTTAATGTATCTTCATCACCTTCAAAATTAAGAACAGCATCTAACTCAATACCCATATTTTTAAGATCAAAATTTAAATTTAAAGCTGTGCCGGTTTGTAATTGGTCTAAAGATTTTTTTGCATAAACTTTTGAATAAGCATTGTAGTGAGCAGAAGAGTTTACACCTAGTTCGGCATATAATTTTCTACCTAGTACGGGTGAAGCATTATTGGCTATTTTGACATATTCATTTGTGATTGCTTTTAAAGAATTACTAACTTCACTTAGGTCAGTATTATTTAATGTAGCCTTACTAATTTCCTCTGAAAAACTTCTTTTGGCACTTAGAGCCAAATCTGACCCAACACTTTCTAATGCTATCTTTTTAGCTGATCTACCAAATATTGTATCGTCATCAAATCTGTCTGTTACACTAGTGCCGTTGTATGCACTTTCTTTAATTTGCTCTATGGTAATAGGGTTTTCAGCACCATACTCTGCACCCTCTATTTCTGCTTGTGTGCCAGCCTTTTTAAAGAAATAGCTAGACATATCATTTAAGGCACTAACAAGCATCTGTGACGTTCTTTGGGCTTCACGCATACCAACACCGGAAGGACCACGATAGCCACTTGTACCAATCTGTCTTTGTATGCCTAAATATCTAGAACGAGGTGCCATCTTTATTATCCATACGTTGCTCTAGGAGTTGTATATCTCCCATATGTTGTTCCAGTATAGGAGGTTGTACCAGTACCGGTTCCAGGTGGAGCAGATCCTATAGAGGAGTAACTCATCATCGCACTACCCATAGTTGATAACGCACCAATAGTAGCTTGTTTCTTAGCCATTCTACCGGCAAACCTTAAATCTTCAGCTTGAGCATTAGCAGTACTTATAGCCAAGAACTCATTATCTTTAGACGTAATAAAATCATTTAACCCAGGATTAAGAACCCCGAATGTTCCAACATCTTGAGGTGTTCCTATAGTAGGTTCCAACCCACCGGCATAGGCTATAGCTCCAACTGAAGCCAAAGCTTTGTTAGTGTTTTTTAAAACCTGAATACCTTGCTCTTTAGCCTTAACAGCTTCTACTCTACCTTCTAACTTTTTATGCTCGGCTTGTGCGTAATAAGCTTTTTTTGTGTCGCTACCAGCTTTCATTTGAGCCATAGCAGAAACTCCAGCTAATACTAATCCAGCTACTGCAACAGTCATATTATTGCCCCGTACTAAGTTTGTACTCTACAGCTAACACAGTAGCGAAGAGAGGTTGTGTCATAGTAAATGTTAATTGTGCTTCATCACTATAACCAAGAAGAGGAGCTAATCTTTTTCTCCCGGTGAATGTGGCTGGTGTAGAACCCAAAGTATAGGGCAATGAATGAAAGGGGAGTTCAAAACCATTGACTGCTAGGTTTTGGGTTCTATCTACTAAAGTCGTAGCTTCTAATATTCTACGTTTTCTACTAACAACAACACCGGAACTTAATTTAGGCTCTGCCGGTAATGTCTTAACTTCTACAGAATAGGGCAGTCCAACCTCTACAAATGTGCTAGGCACAGCATCTACAGTTATAGCACCCGATGAAACAGTTTTATCAGTTAAGACAAATCCATCTTTAACTACGTTTACAGACTTTGCTTCCAGGTGAGATAGGTTAGAACATGTTGTGTTTGTAGGTTTAGCTCTGTCAGGTAAACTAGCACCTGAAAAATATTGTATGTTGCTATCTGTCGTTCTTTGATCGTCAAACATCTCAATATAATATTTTGCAGAACCACCAACAGTTCTTTTAACAACAACGTAAATATCTGCTATATCAACTCCTACATCCAGGAAAGATCCATCTGTGACAAACTCTGCCGGGGCAACTACGTTTTGTGATCTAAGAATAGAAAATACAGCCATAGAGCCGTCATCATCATTAGGTATTAAAAGAAGGTCACCATCATCAGTACTAGTCGCAACTCTTAATGCCATAGATCTCGGTGTTTTTAATAAATGACTAGCTAGTAAAGATATGTTGTTTGCCTGGTAGTTTAGGTCAACATCACTAAACAAATACTCTCTGATGGCTTTGCCTTCTCTTTGAATAAACAAAGTACCACCTTCAGCCATAACTGGTCTAACACCTTCTTTTGATCCTCTACGAGTAGCATTTTTAATAACTATGTTAGATGGTGTAATAGGATCTAGATCAGCTTGTGGAACGAAGAACTCAGCATCCTTAGTAAAGATCTGTAAATCTCTACCGGACCTCATTGCTGTGATAGCATTAACACTATCGGTATTCATTGTAACCAGGATAGCATCATCGTCTAAGGCTTCAGCACTTTTAAAATTAAAAAAGTCAGCAACCTTAGATCCAAACAATGTGTTAGGCATAGCCTTACTACCACCCATGTACAGCCGACCTTCATGGAAAGTACAAGTACGAGGGAAGCCCCTAGAGGTTGACCAGGCATCTTCATAACCAGTTTCTAGTTCCCATGCTCCACTAGCTATAGCTTGATCTGCTTTGAAAAATGGAAGCTCAGTTACAACCTTAACAACTGTAGATGATTCTCTTTCTATAATTCTAGCTCGACCAAAACCACTTAAAACATTTATGTATTGATCAACATGATCGGTAGTAAATATTCCAGCAGAAGCTGTTATTGTTACAGTACCATCTATGGCATCAGGTGTTATTGTTGCAGAAGGATTGCTAGTAGCTAAAGTGTAGGCAACTTTAGGATCTGTTAAAGCAATAGTAGCAAATGTCCAGGTTGTATTATTAGCACCTCTAACAATAGATTTAGGTGACATATCTTCATGGACTAAAATTAAAGTATCAGCACTTTGCGTAAAATACATTCTATCCAGGTCGATATCACCTAAAGCACAAACTAAATAGTCAGCACCTGATCCATTAATATTAAGAAGTTGAACTCCATTAGCAAAGAAAAATACCCTGGTGTTAGTCGTGTCATATTTAACAAAGGCAAGCATGAAGGATTGTGTCGTACTAAATTCAAATGGCACTAGCCTAATACCATCTAAAGTAGTAAATGATCCACCCAGGTGAGAAGTTATATCAGCCATAAACCTAAGACCTGGTCTTCTCTCGAAACCACCTTGAGGAAGGACAACTATGTTTTGTGCCTTACTTAATCCGGAAGCATATTGCTGTATATCAATTCTACCTACTAAAAGAGGATCTATTTCTCCGACTGTAAAATTAGATTGATATTGGGTAACTCTGCTCAAGATCTAACCTCGGTTAATAAATAATCAGCTATGACTGTTTTAGACTGACCAGCACCATCTATATTGATAGCTTGCCTAAAGTATCCACCACGCATATTTTCAGTAGGAGTTCCCAGGGCTACAGTCTTCCAGTAATCTGATTTTGTTATTTGATCGGTAATAGGTTCAGCTAAATGCCAAGCCATTTGATAAACTAATAATTGCGTAAAGTAAGACGGCATATCTTGTTCTGATACTAATCTTTGATAATCAACGACAATAGTAGTTTGATTAGTTAATAGCTTGTCACCTTGTATTTCATATTCAGTAGTATTTGGAGCTGACGTAGACGTTGAGGTATACACAACTCTTGGTACATTTAAAAACATATCTGAAGGTAATTGATACGCATAAGAATAAAAGTTAGTAGGTGTTGTCGCTAATCTAGCTAATGACGTTTTAGATAACGTAAAAGACCAATGATACATACCAAGGGTCTGCGACTTAATGCGTGGATATAAAACCGAGCATATCGAACTAGGGGCTGTTCCATCCGAAAAGCTTGTGATTTGATTTGCACCGAGAAGAAGGAGTGCTTGCGAGCAAATCGAAACGTCTGTATCACCTTCAGCCATAATCCACGCACCTCGCCTAAAGTTATAGAGGGCGAACAATCGCCCCCTAGATTAGTTATTAGTCACTATCTGTCATAGCGACAGTTGTGCCGTCAGTAATGTCCACAACACCGGAAGCATTAGATGCAACCATTGCAATACTCATTGTCGGTGTATTGCTGTCATGTACAAAAATAACATCGCCTACAGACAAATCATCTGACATTAAATTGAAATAACCGGCTGTGTTAACAGTAGCTATTGCATCGACTGATGTGTATGTCCACATTTGAGGGGCTGTTCCTTTTTTGGATTGACCACCTATTGGGTTTATCCCAGTTCTACTAAAAGCCATGATTAACTCTCCCTACAAGTTATATCAACTAGACCAGCAGTATCGATTACTGTGGCTCCGGCTGAATACATTGCTGATACTAAGAAAGAAGTTTTCTCAGGGATGTAGTTTACCTCTACTTTTGGAGCTATACCTACAGCACAACCGATAGCATCTTTGTGGAATGCTAGGCATGTTCTGTCGTTAGAACCATCTTTTGGTAAACCACCTTCATCACGATCTCCGATCATGTGGATATTGAACCCAGCAAATTGCTGAATCTCACCACGAGCTAATGCCTGGAGTTGGATAAAGTCTGAACTAACTGCTCTTTCGTCAGCTAATAATGAAGCTAAAGAACTTGCATGAATGATCATGTGTCTGTCTTGAGGTGGTACTGAAGCAGTATCAAGAGCCTTTTTAGCAGAAATAATTTTTCCTACGTTAAGGTCTGAAGCTGAAGCAGAACCAGTTGTCACGACAGTATTAGCCACAGTTGAACCAGCAGAACCAGCAATAAGAGCATCAATAATAATTTGATCTTCTCTTCTACCGATTGCATTACCAACTAACTTAGCTAACTCTTGTCTTTCATCAAAGTTTACTTTTGCTTGGTTAAAAATATCTGAATACTCAGATGCGATATAGTCAGTCAATGTTGCAGTTGCTGTGCTAAATTGACCTGAAATTGGAACTACGTCTGTAGAAGGTGTTCTTACAGAAGCTGTTCCTTTTGCGAGGATTGGAAATTTCGCAGTACTACCAGTAACGCCTGATCTCATTCGAGAAACATTTCTCAAAGTTGCAGTTGCCTGGTAAGCCTGGTGAACCTCTGCCTCGAATAGCGTTATAAACGCATTACTTAGAGTGGTTGCCATTATAGCTCTCCATCAAAAGGTTAAAGTTAATTCGCCTTTGGTTACCGGAAATCCGACCTTCGACTACTAGAACGTCTAGCAACGTAGTGATTTACACTAGTCAGATCGGCTCAGAGAGTTATCGATCACTTAATTAGTATCAAAAAAGAAATAGTTTGTAAATACTAGATTACACAACTAGATGTTGTACAATTAATTAGGAACATTTTCCTCAAACATTTTCTCAGTTTGTCTTCTAAATGCTGGATCAGTTTGATATCTAGGATCTGCAACCCTAGCAAACAATTCTTCCTTGTCTAACTGATTGCCGGCAATAGCAACTACTGGTATTTCTTTTTCACCTTGCATCTGTCTAAGCTTCTGCATTAATCGTTGACCACCAGCAGTTCCACCTAAGACCTCAAGCTCCGAATAATCTTGCTCAGTAAATATACCTTTAGAAACCAAACCTCTACCCCAGTTAATATTAGATTGAATGATTTCGTTAGCATTCTCACCTAATAACTTGCGTTCATTATCTGTATCTAGTTTAGCTTCTTGTTCTGACTGATAGCCCATATCAACGAATTTTTTAGCTAAATCTAAGAAGGCATCTTGAGGAACTCCATTTTCTTTAGCCCATGCAGTATAGTCTTTAAGCAAAGGATCTTCTGAATCTACACCTTCAAGGGCAGTAATGTCATATTCTTCAGGTGCTTTTGGTCTACCTTCACTAAGTTTCTTTTCTAAATTGTTATAGCTTTTTACCAGGTTCTCAATATCAGGACCTTCTTTTTCATCCCAAAATTTAGTAGGGAACTCATCAGGTCTTTCATACTCTACACCTTCAATGTCTTCGCCTTCTACAACATCACTAGGATTAGCAGTAGCCATTCCTTCATCTTGAATTTCTTCTTCTTTAACTTCAGCTTCTACTCCAGCCATTAAGCCTTGATTTTCTTCAGCCATTGTTACATCTCCTTAGTCTATTGATAATTTCTCTAGTTATAGAGTTTTGACCTTCTCGCAAATAGCCATGAGAAGCATCTGCACCTGGTGTCCAGGTAGGTTGATCTATTGTGCATGTTTTAAGATATCGTAAAACTTTCTCACCATCTTCGGTTTGAAATGTTCTAAAAAAATTTTTATCTAATTCAGAGGGTTCAGGTGGCTTGTTATCAACTTCAAGATCAGTTAATCCTTCCCATCCTTCACTATTGATTGACCTCTGCTGGCTGTTCTGCCGGTTGTCCTTGCTCATTCATTAGCCCTTGTTGTTGTGCTATTTCCATAGCTTGTTGCATTAGCTGTTCTCTTTCTTCCGGTGTTGTTCTTAACTCTGCCGGCACTCCCATTTGGTCAGCTATGTAATCAATTAATTTATCTTGTTTTAGAAAGACTTGTCCTTGTGGACCCATTTGAGAGGTAATCTGCATAAAGTTCAGAGTTTCTTCTACCTTGCCCATATTCTGTGCCATAGCTAATGGGGCTGTCGGTGCAATCTTAACTTGCAGTCCATTAACTTTTAAAGGCAATTCAATCATGCCTACATCATTCATAACTTCTAAAGTTCTTTTAACTACCGGGATCATTGTTTCATTAATCAATCGACCATAACTAGCACCCAGGTTTTGAGATAGTTGCTTCATACGTTCAGATATTTCTAACGCAGATCTAGCCGACATAGTATCCGGTGGTAAACTTTCATCCATCAATATAGCTTTTATCGAAGCAACTAGGTCACCAGTTACAAGCTGTGAAAGCTGTGTATCACCAGGTCTAGGCAACGGCTTTAGAGATTCACCCTGGGGACCACCATTTCTAGCAACCGGAATAATAGCACCTGGTACAATACGAACTGTACTTGGGTTCAACACTCCATCGTCAGAAGCTGTATAAACACCACCTATGGATAAGCTACTAGATTTTAATATAAGCTCTTTTACCTTATTTAAACTGCGAATATCAGGTAATGCTGTTAATACGGGACCTCTTCCATAACGCTCTTGAGAGGCTTTCATGTACCTGGCTATAACCCAAGGAAATGATTTTAAATCTCTGTAAACTAGTTCATCTCGACCCATCTCATCAATAATTTGATAATGATAGTTACCAGTTAGTTTGTCGTAGTAAGTGCCTTCAATAAGATCAACCATTTCAGTATCATCGCTTTCATACCTAGATCTCATAGCCTGGGATATTTTTATATCAGGAAACTCTTGCTCTAGTACGTTAAATGGTCGCTTCATTTTTCTGTATACGTTTTCTACTTTACCAAATGGTCCTTCTTCAAAACAGATTAAAAATGTAGGAATACAAGTATATCTAATAGGCTGGACTTCATCACCTGGCTGGATAAGCATAACAGCCGTTCCTATAGCAAGCTCAAGTAAAAACTCACCCATAGACATATCAAATTGTGATTGTCGCATGACAGCAAACATTTTAGTGCTGTAATCATCTAATATTCTTTGGACTTCTACTTCTCTTTCTTCAGGTATTTCGTCTCCAGGCATCAGTCGACACCATTCTCTTTGAGGAGGAAAGACCCCGGATTGGAGCCTATTAGCGAATTTTTGTGTAGACTGAATCGCTGTGGAGTCAAATACTCTTGCCATCTTATCTTGACCAGGAACATTGGCTTCTGCATAACCATCATATAAATTACGCATTGGTAAGGCATATCTATAGGCATCTTCATAGATAGATCGCCAGTTATCTTTATGACGGCTGGCATTCTCGTATCGTTTTTTTAGTTCGCTAGGTTTTAATTTTGTCATGCTTTTTTATGCCTATTCGCAAAGTTTCTTGCACTCTCTTCACTTCGAAATCCCCAAGCCTTGAGAGCTAAAGCTTTTCTTGTGGGTCTTCCTTTTTCATCTTTCATCGGACCCTTCATGCCGGCAAACCTTCCAGCAAAACTAACTCTTCTTGGATTAACTCCATCTTTGACCGGTCTTTTAAGATTAGCACCTTCAGTCTTTTTAAAATGCTTTCGACCAGCTTCATTAAGTCCACCTTTAGGATTTTGGAACTTCTTTGCTACCACTCTTAGGTCTTCCTTTAGGTTTAGCTGTTGTCTTTGGTTTAGGCTTTAACTTAGGATTTAAATCATAAATATGTTTAGGCATAAGCTTTACTCTTTTTCATTTTCATTTTACCAGCAGAGTTAATAGACTTGTTTAACTTGCCACCAGTTTCAGTCGCCATCTTTTTCGCTTGATCCATCCCGGTCTTGCTGTAAGGAAAGTGTTTCGTCTTCTTCCCTTTGGCTGTTTTGTACGTCACCATCGGCATTGCTTTTCTCCTTTTGCTTTCTAGGATTTCTAGGATAAGACCTCATCCTCTAGGATTTCTTGTAGGTCCAAGAGTTGATTGCGTGGTTTCATTACCTAATGCCGGATTATCTCTGTCCTGGGTCATTAACAATCTGTTACCACCAGTTCTTCTTGATCTAGACCTTGAAGCCATACTTCTTTTTTCTTTAGCTTCAGCACTTTCAGCCCTAGCTTCTCTTTGTGCTTGAGCTTCTTTTTCTTCTGCTGAAGGACCTGGAGGTGGCTTTGAACCACCGAATAAACCACCCATTAAAACAATCTCCCATAACAGTAGTAGTCATTGATATCAGGACCATATCTCTTTAATAGTCCTTCTTGATTAAAGTACATCATCTCTATCCATTTGACAGCTTGAACATTAGTTGAACGAACGTATACTTGTATTCTATGAAGGTTTAATTTCTCAGATGCATAGGGAAAAAATCGTAAACAAGCCTTATGAAACACCATTTTCCGGTTTTCTAATTTAGCAGACGGCAATAGCCAGGCTTCAGCTACGCCTTTCCATAGTGGATACAGTCCAAACATCGCATAAACTTTACCATCACACATTGCCGTATAACTTAATCCATCAACGGCATAATCCTGAATATGTGGTCTGCCGTATCCATCTAAAATTTCTTGGTCAAAATCTCTAAATTCAGCCATGTGTATGTGATTAGGTTGAAACGCAACTATCCGGTCCTTGTATCCATCAAGTTTCATCACTCCCATCAGTTCGTTTGCTGTGAACATTAATGTTTCTCCTTCCATTACTAGTCCGAGTGCCGAGTATTCGGTCCTGGTATCTCTTTACAATCTGCCTATCTTTAAGTTTTTTAGGCGAAAATATTAAACTCCTGGTTCGCAATAACCGGTTGGGCATTTCTAGTCGTTCCTCTCGTCATTCGTTTCATTTCTCCACCACCTAAAAGGCAGTAGCCTAACGCATCCCCAACATGGGAATGTTCATTCTTGTTTGGTTTATCTTTGAATCTTTCCTGACCAGCACCGATCGCCACCCTGGTATAATGATACCCACCACCTAAACTCTTTCTAAGTCGTAAACATTTCTTATTAACCAGGAAGCCGGGCTTACCCTGGACCAATCTATTCATCGGCATGGCAACAGCTTCTCTTCTAACCCTAAAATCATTAGTTTGAGTAGGTCGAGCATGTATGCCATGCGTTTTTAAGAACTCAAAGCTGGTAACTTCGTAATGCTGATCTCTAGCACCACCAGCCGGATCGCCCCATACCATAAATTCAAAGTTGGGAAACCTCATAGCCATTTCACTTTTCAAGACA